GTTGGGTGATATAGTTCATAATTGGACTTTGCTTCGTCTAGTCCAATTCCCTCTTTCATCAAGACTTCAACGTGGTGTCCACCAGTAAGATCACCACTTCTATTGCGGCTTTGTACTTTCTTAACTTTATCTTCACCATGCTTTTTAATAGCATCTCCATGGGATAAACCTGTCATTTTCCATCTAGGTTCATTAGACATCTCTTTACCATTAATATAGGATGCTTCATCCAATTCTTCATCTTCTTCTTTCTTAACTGGACCAAACTTGGCACGAAATGTTGTTTTAGCAGCACCGGCAGTCTTTTCTTTCTCAACTTTTTTCTTGGCGGCATATGCTTGTGTACCAGCATACTGCTTGTCTTTCTTTTGAACATCCATATCTGAAAAGCCACCTTCCGTCATGCGCTGACCTGCTGCGGTTTGTGTTGGATCCAAACCTTTTGCCACATCTTGTTGTGCTTTCATAGCAGACCTTTTGACGTTGAGGGCATTATCTTGATCTTTCCTATCGGCTGATGCAACTTGTATTGGCCCCTGGCCTTGTCGCAAGGCTGCTGTTGCTGACGGTCCATATTCCGCCAATTGTTTAACTTCTTCTTTTCTTAGAATTTTGAAATCATGGGAATCCAACTTACCATTTTTATTTTTATCCAACTTGTGTTGTTTACCTACAAGTTCTTCCTTCTCCATTTCTTCGGCTTTCAATTTAACCTTGAAAGAAGAATGTTGATTTGATGCACCACCCTTTACACGACCAGACAATGTATCTGTAGTTGTATCGGTTGGGTCAACGGCTTCTTTTTTCACCTTTTTCTTTTCAAGGGCTTCTATGTCTTTTTGATTTGGTCCCCTAACTACTGCAAAAGGATCGGACATGGAATCACGATGCGTTTTCGCGGCATTACCATAGCGGTGACCTAAAACTCTTGTACCTGTCGGCGTGTCAATTTTAACGCTTGTGTCTGATTCATTTATAAATGAATATTCTTCCAGACCCTTTGCAACAGGAACTTTCATATTATTATGGCCTGCAATGATGCCCCGCATTTCATCCATCTTGACCTTTGCGTCAGCATCGGCAATACCTTTAATCATCTCCGCAACAGCATCGAGTTGCTTAAATTTGTTATTTGTGAACATTTATTTCTCCGTTATAATTAGCAATTCCATTTGCGTATTTCCGTTATAATTAGCAATTCCATTTGCGTAGTGACAATGCTTTTCTGGTTGGTCTGCCTTTTTCGTCCTTCATTGGACCTGGCATTCCACCCATCCTGGCACAGAACGATTTTCTTCTATTGGCCGCCTTACTTCCAGCTTTTAACTTAGAAGGTGGTGTCGTTACAGCCATTGACAACTTTGAACCTGGATTCTCACGACGATATGATGCAATACCCTTCTGGTTCAAACCACCTTCGGGGTTCTTGCCTTCTTTGCGCTTCCATGCAGCAGATTCTTCAAGAAAACTTTTAAAACTTAACATATTTTTTCTTCTTAGCATTCACTGGTATTTTATTAAGAGTATCCATCGGTTCTTTTTTCGAAGGCCCATATTCACCACCGGTGACACCCATTTCAACACTAGGAGAGTCCATAGATTCTTTTCGGAATCTATTAAATGATTTGTGTGACACCTCTGCGGTATTGGAGTATTTATTCTCTTTCTGTTCTCTATATGTGATATTACCAAGACCAGATGTTGGATAAACTGTACCTGAACCTCGTGTATCATATTCAGGTCCAAGACCTGGAACTTTTAGGGCTTTGCCTGCATTCGCTGGTATAGTGCCTTGCTTTTTGGCTTTGGTTTTGTCGGCGTCTTGTTGGAAGTTTGCTTCTTTGGGCTTGGTTCCGAGGATGACCGTGGGTTGCGTTTCTTCGTAGGTTTTGAAGGTGTAACCGGAGTTACTGGCAACATCTCCATCTCTGACGGAATCTTGTTTTCCTTGATTTCTGACAAGTTGGCAACTAGGGCAGAGATTGTCGGTAATTTTGGTTCTACCTTTGGAGTTTGAACCGCAGGTGCAGGAGGTTTCTTCGGTAAAAATAGTCTTGCTATTTGTTTTACTCTTTCGAACATATTTTTCATAGCTTTCTTTAAATTTAATTGGCTGTTCTAGAAAAGTTTCGAACATCTTATTGACGTTATACTTTTTGTTTCTGTATAACCAGGAGTTTGCAACATCATTATCAACTGAAGTGTCGAAGAACCAATTGGCCATTTCATAGATGATTGTAATATTTTCTTCATTTTCAGATTTCTGAAATACATCAGCTTCATTCAAGTCTAAGGAGTTGTCAAACTCCAGATACTTAGCAAACTCTTGATTAAATTTTTCTGCAACGAGTTGAGTAACTTCCCAACGTTCTTGTCGAATAGATTCTGCCATCATTCTGACATGCCCTGCATTTCTACTCTTTGATGAATCATTAGAAGTGTTGACGAAAATCATCATGGTTTCATAACCAAGTTCTTCAAGTTCTTCTTTGATTTCTAGTATATTGTATTGTTCATTCGTAGTTCCATTGATAATCAATGGTAAACGATTTCGGATGGCTTCTTTTCTTGGATCTCGACTCTGTTCAGATAACTTGTGCTTGTCATTAAGAATGGAGATAGCTAAATTGGAATTGATTTCCACTGCTTTTTGCTCTGCAATAGCTTCACGTATAATGAGGTCTTTCCCTGAACCTGGACCACCAGAAACAAAGATAGCTTTGAATAGCCCATGGTTTATACTCTCGTGAATACCCATACCCTTTCGAACATCATTCATTAACTCTTTTGCATGTTTCTCCGGTACATGTGCGGGAACACCTTGTTTAAATGAGGATAGGTCATTGTTCTTTGCATGTTCACGCATCTTGGATGCTGACATGCCTTCAGTACCTTCTGCATCAGGGTCACGTTGACCAGCAGACTTAACTTCAATTTTCTTGAAGTTGTAGAGTGCGCTAGGATGAGTACCATTATACTGATCTAGCTTCTTCTTAAATTCATCAGTTCTGTCTGAACCACCAACCATCACGAGGTGGTCGTGCCCAGCTTTGTGAAGTCTGGCTGCATGTTGAAGGAAAGTTGGATGCTCTTTGGTGGAGGACTCAATGTTGGCACCAGGAAAGAACCTCTTTGCATGTTTAACTTTGGTGGCAATGTCTAAAGGATTCTTCTTTGCATCAGATGAGTGTGAGAGAATAATGTGATGCGGAGCATGATAATCTTGTGCAATCTCCTTAACCTTATTCACAAGTTTTTCGTGACCAACAGTTGGAGGATTCATGCGTCCAAAAGCCATGACCACAGGATTATGTGTCTTCACATCTTCATGGATTTTTTCTAAAAACTTTTTCATATGTTTCTTATTCCGGCAAAATTCCTACGTGAAAATTCTGATCTGTTAACGAGTTTGTCGGATTCTTTTCCGTGATGCATAACGTAACCTTCAGGATTAGCTGCTTCACCTCCATGCTCATGTTGAAAATCTTGATGTTGATTTAGAACATTAATGAGTGTACCTTTCGCTTTTTGTAGATGACCATGCATTCTAAATATGTTATTGTAATGCTTTTTATTAGTCTCAATCTTAGAAAGTTCGGATTTAAGTTCACCCTGTTTGGCAGACTTATTCTTTTCAACTTTTAGCTTGTCAATTTCTTTGTTCTTTTTATCTTCGAGCCACTTCTTCATTCCTGTATGGTTTGGAGTTTCTCCAGACCTAACAGTATGATTTATGTATGTCTCTAAATGCCCACCGACTCCATGGTGCATTTTTGTTCCTGCATACATGTCATCACCGTGGGTATCATGTACAGCTTGTGCGGCAGCAATGTGTTTCTTAAAAGTTGCACGGTCTTTAGGACCAAAATGAACCTTGGAAGTGTCCATTCTAGGATCAACTGAGAATACGTCAGGATGTTTAACGAAAGATTCGTGGTCAACTTCGTGTGAAGCATTCAAACTAGCAGAATCTTTTCCTTCATACGAAAGATGAGTTACTACACCAATCTTAGCAGCCTTGGCTTGTTTTGAGAGATTACCATGTGCAGTATACGTTAGGCCAGAAGGATTTGGGTGAAAAGATGTTGCACCACCCGGTGCAGGTTTCTTGTCATTCTCGGAGAACATCATATCACCCTGGTAGACACCCTTACCGGGTGCAACCTTTGGTAAGTGCTTGAGTGCAGACTTTAGCTTTTCTACCAGGCCAGGGGCATGCCCGTGGTTCTTATCAATATCTGCTGGTGTATAATTGATCTTTGGTGTCTTGTTGAATGCTGATTTTGATGCAACGAAGAATTTACCATTCTCCGGATGGTGCCCATAAACGATAGCTGGTGAGCCATCATATTTTGTAGTTAATTCTGAGGTCTTTTTACCTGAAATAATGTGATTGGCCGTCGCGGTGAGTGAATCAATAGCGTGTTTAGTACCCTTCTCACCAGATTGTAGTGGACGGTCTTCAACGTGGGTCAAATGCTTGATCTGGCGTGATGCGCCTTCTTCCTCAGGAGCTTCTTGCTCAGTAATAAATTTTTGAAAAGATAACATTAAATCCTCTGAATTAGTACACTGTGACTAATAGGTATTTAGTAACCGAAAATCTCAATATTCTAATCCGGTTCTCGAATTATATCTTTTCAATGGGTCAAAACACTCGAATTGTTCATAGTTTGGTTCACCAGGCAACACCCTTCTACCCACAAAATAATCACCTATGTGATTTATCAAATTTTTACCTGATGCATGTTTCAGATGACCGCTAACAAGACCTAAACATTCATATAAAGTTTTACCGATTAAGCCTTCATTTAAGTTGACAACACTTAGATTTGTCTCTGGATAATGATTTTCCAACCATTGTTTGAGATTGAACTTCACTTTCTCAATACTATACAAGCTGGCCATTGGTGAAAAAATTAAACTGTTTTTTTCATATCTATAGTGATAATCACTTAAATGGAAAGTCCAATCATCAGGTAATGCGACAGTTTCTGATTCTCCCTCATACCACTTTTGTCTCTTTAGAACTACCTGACTCAAACTCAAGTCTTGTTGCAATAGAGATATTAAGTCGATTACTTTAACTGGATAAAGAATTTCAACATCATCTTCTTGGTGAAAAACATAATCATAATCTCGGTCTCTTATTAGATTCCAAAATTGCGTCCAGGTGACACTCAATCCTCTATTTTCTTCATGTAAATGTATTTCATTGAAGCCATACATTTCTACTAAACCCCTTATGAAAAAATCATCTCGACCTTTAGGGTAATCATCAATGAAAATTTTATGTACATCACATCCTTCGAAATTTAGATTATTCCGATTTGCCCTTAGTGTACGCATCAGATAATCTATTCTATTTGTTGAAAATATTACTTGACAAACTCTCATAATTTAAAAAAAATATTTGTTCCTGAAATGAAGTCTTCTATGTAGTCGGTACAAACTCCATAGATTGAAACGGCTTTTGCATATTCCCAAGATTTCTCGTCACGCTCAGGTACAACAGCAATTGAGTTATTACTTAGATGTTTTCCTGGATATGTCCAAATGAATTGATTTGAGGTTAGAGTGAAATCGTCTTCTTGGTGCCAAAAGTAAACATATTGCACGGGACGAATAGATAGCTCATATAGTGCATTCAAATTTTTACAATGAATCCAAAGTCCTTGTTTGCCTAAGAATGTTTCGTCAATTTTGTATGTTGGTCCATCGTGTCCGAGCCACCACTCATTTAGAATTCTCCAAACATCGACCTCACAATCATAACCCTTATCGAGAGCAAGTTTGATCTGTTCTGGAGAATTTTCGTTTTCTTTATTCGGACCACAAAAGAGCCCCCTGTGAGCTATGTATTTCATGTAACAACATATCCCTTCTCTTTTGCTTCGTACATAGCTTTCTCGAAATAGGGATAGAAGAAGAAGGAACTAATTTTAGATGGATTTTTTTGATAGTTTTTATCCGACCATTGAATATTTTCTTCTCCCCATTTTTGACAAAATATATTTCTACTGTGATCGTGATATTCATTACTTGGAACACTACGTTCCAACATTTCACCAGAATGTGGATTTAGTGCTAGTAACTTGGAAGGACTGTGTTCTCGCCCGTGGTGTGTATCATTGATTGAACTTTTTTCACCATAATAAATTCTTGCTCGATGAAAGTAATCTGCTTCCTGAAATTGAATATTGCAAAATCTTTCGTCCCACAAACCAATGTTTTTAATAGCTTCTGGTGTATAATAGCATAACAAATCACCATTATTACAGGTGTAAAAATTGTAGTCTTCGCACAATTCAAGTAAAATATTTACCCAGTCTTTATTCCATATTGCATCATCTTGACAAGTTATAACCAAGTCGCAGTCCGGTTTATTTAAGTTTTTGAAGCCATTGATGATGGCCTGATTCCAGTTACGACTCAAATGTCCCGTACTAAAATCTGGGCGCAATTCGTTATGATAAACATGTTTCACCAATTTCATATATTTTTCTTTCAACATAAAATTGGAATGATTATTTATGATATATGATTCGAGATTTAATTTATCTAAATTATCCGCAGAAAAGAATGATTCCAATGTTTCATTTAAGTGTTTTGTAGAATTATAGGTGACAAAATAAACTTTTACTTTTTTCATTTTAAATAAGCAGATTTATTAACATATTCACCTAACGGGGTATGCATGAGTGTTTTGTTAATCATAAATTGTTCCCAAGGAAACCCAAGTCTACGTATGAAATGTTCAGAAATGACATGTGGGCACAATAGACCAGTTTCTTTATAAAGTTGAGGTAGATGATATAGAACTTTACAGAATAAACTCATCGTAAAGAAATTACCAACCTGAATCATATCTGATGTGCCCTGACCCATGTGGTTTTTATAACCAAGAGTGTAAAACTTATTTGAATCGAAATCAGGTAATGCTTCATTGAACACTAAGTCTGGTCTCATACGTATTATAACATCATATGTTGTTCCAGTCAACAACATATGTTCTTCTATTGAAAGCATACCACGTCCAACTTTAAACCACATAGAAATTTGATTCTTTGG